CTCTTCTGTTGGCTTCATGAACAAAGGGATGTAGTTCTTTATAAATCCAGGTATCATTCAACCAAACGAGATCAGAATTTCTTTTTCTTTTTAAGTCGTTTACTTCGTCTTTGTTTAAAGGTTGTTTTTGTAAATCTCTACCATGTCCAACGCCCCCTGTAATCGCCATCGTATCTTTCTTTTCTAAAGCATATTTAATCACCTCATCACAGAATCGTGGTGTCAGTGCCGATTTAAAATACCAAAAATAATTAGATAAATTCATGGGTAATAGTTAGGATAGAGTTAAGAGAATCCTTTTGATTGTTAGTGATATAATACATTTGCGTAGAGGGGAACATAATAAATTGATTATTAGTTAAAGGTATATCCCATGATCTTCCTGCTCTTCTATTGGCGTCATAGTGTATTCTAACACTACAGTTTTTAACGTTGACTCCATATAATAATGTGTAATCAGGAGCATTTCTTAAATCGACGGGGTCTATGTTGAGTAAAGGAACGGAAATTTCTTTGGGCTTATAAACATTTCCCCATGTTTTTTTATTAATTAATGAAAATCCATATTCCAGATTAATATGTTCTCTTAAATAGGTGTTGAGTTTATCCCATTCCCTTGAATAGGGAAATTCTTTATTATTGATTTGTGATTTTAAAGTATCTTCTTGAAGTTTCTTGCGGTCTATTTCAAAACCTTTCGGCATCTCAACATCACCGTAATAGAGTCCTATTTCTGATAATACTTTCTTTTGCATACCAAGTCCTTTTATAAAGGAAGGTATTATAATGTCAATATGATTAAAAAGATTTGATCTAGATCAATTAGGGAGTTGTTTTATCCCAGGATTTGCCGTCTTCATTCCACACATAATGAGTATTAGCTGCTTTTTCTTCATCGGTTAGGTCATCCGGAGCATCACCGATTGGTGATTTCCAAGAAGCTGTAGGAACATCAAGAACCCAACTTGCATAAGGTTTTTTAGGATAGAATATATTATTATCTTCATCCCAAGTATAACCTATACCTGCATAATTACCTCTTAATGCTTTAGAGTCATCACCTGATTTGTGTTTTCCACCAGATGTATTGTAAGATGTTTGAATCCACATTTGAGCAGGCCAGTTATTGTGTCGTTCTAAATATTGTTGTCCTACGGATTCATCTTCAACACCATCAGCGTTCAGCATATCTTTATTATTCAAAGTCAATACTTGAATAACTTTTGAGTTTGATCCTAGTTTTGCAAAGTGTGCCATAATGTTTCTCCTTATATATTAATTTTAAATTTGTGTAAATACATATTAATTATTGAAATTTGTACCTTATTATTACTATACCTGAGCCACCAGCAGCTGCTAGTTCGGAAGTAGTTTGTCCACCTCCGCCTCCACCACCTCTATTAGTAGTACCAGCCGTAGAAGTCTCTGAACTTCCACCTGCTTGTTTAGCTCCACTCCCTCCAGTACCACATGGAGAAGCCGCACCTATTGTAAGTGCTCCACTACCTCCTCCACCGCCTGCGTAGGCTACGGGAGAAGCTGAAATACAAGTTGTTGCTCCTGCACCTCCTCTACCTCCAACTTGAGTATTGGGCTGAGGGCAATCTTGACCAAGTTCAGTCGCACCGCCTCCTCCACCACCAGAATTATATCTAGCTGGGCCTGGACCACTACCACCAGCAAATCCTTGAGCGGGACTTTCAGAAGGAGTATTTCCTGCCGCACCATTTGGTAAAGATGCATTTGCACCTCCACCACCTGAACCTCCAGTTTTTGCGGAATGTGAACTTGCACATGAACCACTGCCTCCACCTCCACCAGCAGAAGTTATATCAGAAAAACTTGAATCAGAACCACTAGTTCCAGCATTTTGTGAAACACCAGGAGCGGCACCACCACCCCCTACTACAATTGCATAAGGTGTTGCTGTAACGGGTCTTGCATTTCCACTTGCTGCAATAGGACTTGCTGTCCATGCCGCAGGGCTTGGAACAGATTCTCTAAATCCTCCTGCTCCTCCAGCTCCCCCACAATAGCCACCTGGATTACCTATGCCTCCTCCACCTCCGCCAGCTACTGCTAAATAATCTATTGTATTTGATCCTGCACAATTTCCTGCACAAGAAACTACTAAAGTTCCTGGTCCTGTAAAAGTATGAATTTTGTAATCACCAGATGTAGCTCCTGCACAAGGTGTTCCACCAGTTGCAGTAACATATTTTGCCGCTACAACATCTGAAGTTGAATCATGAATATCAAGCCATCCCTGAGTTGAATCTATATAAATTAATGTAACTGATTGTCTTTCTGTAGAAAGAGTACCACTTCCCACAACTCCTCCAATTTTTTCACTCCCATTGGGAGTTATGGTAACTGCATTACTATCCCAAGTGCCAGCATAATCTTTAAATGCAAGAATGGAACCAGCGCTTCCTGCTGGTAAATTAACTGTAATTGTTCCTGCGGTTGTATTTAAAAAATATCCTTCTCCGTTTACGCCTGTTATAGGAGAGTCTCCTGTAACTTTAACTGTTGTAACCCAATCAACTGTTCCTGTTCTTCCGAATCCTGTTGCTGTCCCAGAATTTGAAATTGTTACACCACTAGGAACTGTGAATGTATCTCCACTATCTCCTAATGTAACAGTTCCACATGCTGTTCTTGGACTAATTTTATTTACTTTTACTTCACTCATAATTAATTATTGAAATTTGTACCTTATTATTACTATTCCTGATCCACCAGCACCATTTGTAGTTCCTGGATAGGGACCATGTTTACTTCCACCGCCTGAACCTGTATTGATAGTTCCATTAGTTACTGTTCCACTAGGACTTGCTCCATTTCCACCGCCTCCTATTCCACCATCTCCACCACTATACCCTGGATTAGCAGTACCTCCACCACCTCCTGTAAAATATCTTCCTGTTTCTGGTCCTCCTTCGCCATAACTTGGAGCAGTTGGTGTTGAGCCTAAAATTTGTGTGTAGCTACCAATGCCTCCATCGCCTCCAACAGAAGCGGTTCCAACAGCACCTACCGCTCCACCACCGCCGCCTCCGCCTCCACCATGCGCACCAGATGGAGGGGCTCTACCTATTCCACCATCAAATCCTTGAGAAGGAGTTGTTGGGGGAGTATTTCCTGTACCACCAGTTCCACAAACACTATGACCACCTCCACCACCTGATCCACCATCCGCTCCTGCTTTAGGACCATCTGATCCACCACCTCCACCGCCTGCGGATGTACATCCAAAAACACTTGAAACACTTCCTGCAGTTCCTTGAGAACAGACGGAGTCTGAACCAGATCCACCACCACCTATTACGACTGCATAACCTTGAACTGTTATAGATTCAGATGTCATAGGAGCTGCTCCTAAAGGAGAAGCGGTATAACAGGTAGATGAACCTGGAGATTCTCTATAACCTCCTGCACCTCCACCTCCACCTTGAGCACCTCCACCAGCTCCACCACCCATAATCATATAATCTGCTGCTGCAACTGGACCAGCTCCTGCTGAAACACAAAAAGTTCCTGGCCCTGTAAAAACATGCATTTTGTAATCGCCACAAGTTAATGTAGCATTTCCTCCACAGGCAACTATAAACTGATTAGCTCTAATATTTGTGACTGAGACTTGTGTCGCAAGCCAGCCTTGTGTTGAATCTATATATATAAAAGTAACAGATTGACCTTGTATATTTAAAGCTACAGTGGCGTTAACCGAACCTATTTTTTCTGAACCATTAGGCGCAACCGTTACATTGTTTGTTTGCCAAGTACCTGCATAGTCAGACATTGAAACAATTGAACCTGCTGCTCCTGCTGGTAAATTAACTGTTATAGTTCCTGCTGTTGTATTTAAAAAATATCCTGAACCCGTAGCCGCTGTAACAGGAGAATCTCCAGTTACTTTTGGAGTTGTAACCCAATCAACGGTCCCTGTTTTACCAAAACCTGTTTGTGAAGCACCACATGCTAAAGCAACTGTATCACCCGAAGCTCCCAGTGTAACATCTGTTCCACACTTACTAACTATATTAGTGCCTGGTTGATTTTGTACGTTGTCTACTTTAATTGTTGAAGCCATAATTTTATATTATCATCATCCTATTGAAATTTGTACCTTATAATTACTATACCTGATCCGCCTGCGCCTCCTACACCAGCTCCACCTCCACCGCCGCCAGTATTTACAGTTCCTGCTGTTGCTGTTGCACCAGGTGCTTCAGCACCTGCTCCTCCACCACCTGCACCACCTGCTCCTGCTCCTGCCCCAACAGGATTCAAAAAACCTCCACCTCCACCTCCTGAGAAATATCTTGTTGATCCTACTGGACCTGGAGTTCCATAACTAGGTGCTGTTGGACCTATAAAAGGATCTGAAAGATAGGCACCTGCTCCGCCTGCTCCTCCTTGTTCTGTTGGATTTGAACCACCAGTTCCTGATTGTCCTATTTGGCCACCGCCACCACCGCCGCTAGCTCCTCTATAAGGACCTGCTGCAGGCGAAGGGGTACCACCGTCGTAACCTTGTACTGGACTTACTGGAGGACTATTTCCTGATCCTGCCGCATGGGCGGCATCTCTAGGAGATCCACCTCCAGAACCACCATTTCCACCAACAGCAGCATGAGAGCCGTAACCCCCACCTGTTGATGTTATACTTGAAAAAATTGAATCACTACCGATTGTACCACTTCCTGGACCACCTGGTCCTCCGCCACCTACTGTTATTGGATAAGCTGTTGCTGTTACACCTAAGTTAGCGGGCGCATTCGTAGGAGCCGCTGTTGGTAAAGCCGAACGACTTCTCCAACCTCCTCCTCCCGCTCCACTATCACCAGCGGAGGGACCTCCAGGATTACCACCTCCACCGCCTCCACCAGCGACTACCAGATATTCAACTGAATCAGACCCTGCTGGACTACCTCCTGCAGTTACTGTTAAAGTTCCTGGTCCTGTAAAAATATGATTTTTATAATCACCGCAAGTGATTGTTGTATTACCTCCACAAGCGGCTACAAAATTACTTCCTGCAGATGCTGTATCATTGTCTTGAACTGATCTCCAACCCTGTGTTGAATCTATATAAACTAAAGTTAAACCCTCTCCTTCAGTAGCTAAACCTATTGAACCAGCACCTCCGTTAATTTTTTCTGAACCGTCAGGTGTAATTGTTAAAGCATATGTATCAAAAGTATTTGCATAATCTTGCACTGAAACTATAGAACCAGCAACGCCTGCTGGTAAAGTACAAGTAAACGCAGCACCTGTAGTATTACAAAAATAACCCTCGCCAGTTGCCGCAGTAAAACCTGTTGTCTTAATACTTCCTGTCTGCCAGTCTACAGTTCCTGTTCTTCCGAAACCTGATTGAGTTGCTCCTGAAGCTAGTGAAACTGTTGCACCGCAACGACCTAAAGTTACTGTCGTTGCATCTACTACTGCAGTTTTACAAGCTCCCCCACCAACTGTTAAAGTTGTTCCACATTGTTGTGTTATTTGATTTACTTCTATCTTGCTCATTAAACGACTACCAATGTGCCTGTTATAGTTATTGTTGCGGGAATAGAAATTGGACCAGCTAGAACTCCATTTTGTATTGTTTGAGTTCCATCAATTGCTGATGCTTGATTTAAAATAAATTCATTGGGGGCTGTTCCGCCTCCAACATACTGGATTCCATTTACTATTGCCGTCATAATGCTCC